ATCCCAAAATCCCCTCAACTAGCCTGAACCAGCAGGAACCAGCCCGAACCAGCGGTGGTTCGGTCATATCTGGTCGGATCGAGCCGAGGTTGGTGACGCCTGTTCCACCCGGTGAGAGTTTTGGTCCTGCCCTGACTGCTTGGGCGAAGCGCGTGCTCAATATTGAGCTCATGGAGTGGCAGAAGCGCATCTGTAACGACGCTTTGACTGTGGATGCTGACGGCGACTTTGTGTTTCGTGAGGCTTGTATTAGTACGGCCCGTCAGAACGGCAAGAGTCTTGTGATGCGAGCGGTCGCTGGGTTTATGGCGACTGAGTATGCAGCTGCACGTCGCGAGCCTCAGACGATTGTGATTGTGGCTAACCAAAAACGTCGGAGCATGGCCTTGTTTCGTGACGTTGTTCGCGACCTAGAAAACTTTGATTGCAAGGTTCGTTGGCAGAACGGTGACGAGCGGATCAACTTCCCAGACGGCTCGAGTATCTCGGTTGTCGCGGCGTCAGCTCACGCGCACGGATTAACGGCATCAGTTTTGCTGGTGGACGAGGTGTGGGACATTGGTCCCGACGTTGTTTTTACCGCACTGCGTCCGTCACAAATTGCGGTCAAGAATCCGATGATGATGATGTTCTCAACTGCGGGCGATCAAGGTTCAACAGTGCTTTTGCAACTTAGAGAACAGGGCATCTCAGCGATTGACTCGGGCCAGCCGACGGCGCTCTATTTTGCTGAGTGGTCACTTCCGCCCGGGGTGAGTTTGGAGGATCGGTCATATTGGGGCTGGAGTAACCCCGCACTTGGGACAACGATCACGGCCAAGGCTTTGGAGTTGGCTTACGACTCACCAAACCGTCAAGCGTTCATTCGTGGCCACCTCAATCTGTGGGTTGATTCGACAAACTCCTATTTGCCGATCAACTTGTGGAACGACCGCAAATCCGACAGACCAGCACCACCGACACAGTGGCTCACCATTGACTCATCGGTTGACGACTCACGCTACGTCGGAATCTCAACTGCTTTTGATGACGGTCGCGTCATCGTCTCGGTCGCGTTTGTTGTCGAGTCGGCCGCTCAAATGTGGGAGGAAGTAGTGCGCATTATGCACGACCAAACCGTGAAACTTGCTGTCACCCCATCGCTAGAAATCCACTGTCCCCCAGACCTACGGCGTCGGATGCAAATCGTCGGCTACGCCGAGTTACTCAAATGGACTGCAGCTTGTCGCGCCATGATCGTGGAGGACCGCGTCAACCACACTGGCGACATTGCACTGGCCGAACATCTTGCTCGAGCCGTGGCCGTCAAAACGGGCGGGTCCATTGTGCTCAGTTCGCAAAAGTCACCCGGTCCGATTGAGTTGGCGCGCTGTGCCGTGTGGGGAATCATGCTGGCGTCCAAACCAGTGCGGTCGTCGCGTGCCGCTTTTGCTTTTGGCTAGGGGTACTTACATAGACGCAAAATCTGTGAGAGACTCGCAAGTGATGGCTCTTTTCGGTAGCAAGAAAGTTAATGCGACCCCCGCGTTTGCGTCTGCTCCCGTTCAGGCAGCGGCTGGTTCAGCTGCGCAGATCGGCGATTTCTACGCGTACTCTGTCGGGGAGTTGCAACGACTCGCTTTGTCTGTGCCGACCATTTCGCGGTCCGTTCAGATGATCGCGTCAATGGTCGGCTGCTTGGAACTTAAGCATTACACCACCCAGTGGACGGGTGAAGATTATGAAGAAATCTATTTAGAGAACGAATCATGGATGGATCAGCCTGATCCTCGCGTGACTCGAAACTTCATTTTCTCTCAGCTCGTAACCGACCTCATTTTGTGGGGGCAGGGCTTTTGGTATGTCACCTCACGGTCCTCCGCTACTGGCCGTCCGCTTTCGTTTGAATGGCTACCCGCCGCGATGGTCAGTCTGGGCGACCAGCAGACCGCCCAGCGTTTCGGACCGTCCAATGACATCATGTTTAATGGCATCCAGTTAAACACTGATGACGTCATCCAATTTTTGGCACCGTCGCAAGGTTTGCTATACACGGGCAACCGCGCAATTGCTACAGCGATCAAACTGCAACAGGCATCGGATCGTTTTGCAGTCAACGAGATTGCTGCCGGGTGGCTTCAGCAAACCGACGCATCTGAACCAATGTCAGCAGAGGACCTTTCAGAACTTGCAGCTGCTTGGCGTAACGCTCGACAAGTTGGTGCTATTGGCGCACTTAACAGCGTTGTAACATTCAAAGAGTTCTCCAGTGACCCGAACAAACTGCAACTGATTGAGTCGCGTCAATTCCAAGCACTTGAACTGTCTCGGGCCACTGGAATCCCCGCATACCTTTTGGGCATCGGCGTACAAGGCTACACCTACCAAAACGCACAGTCCGCACGACAGGACCTTTACTTGTTTGGCGCAAAACAATATTTGGATTGCATTGAACAAACTTTGTCAATGAACAACATTTTGCCCCGTGGCCGTTATGTCCAATTTGACATTGACGACTATTTAGCAGAGAACGATTTAGCAAGCGTTGCTTACGAACCGTCAGCAGAAGAACGCAGATCAGAGGAAATGGCATGATTCGACTAACAGCCGATCTACCCACAGTTGATTTCGCAAAATCAGAAGAGGACGCACCAGCGTCAATCTCTGGCATTGCAGTTCCGTGGGCTCCAGTCACCGCAACCGTTTTAGGCGGTCAGCGTGTGGCATTTGAGCGAGGCGCTTTTGATATCAATCAGAAAGCCGCAAAGCTCATAGAAGGGCACGACCTTACGCAGTTACGCGGAACCGTTAACGCTCTTGCCGATTTTGAAGAGGGCTTGGGCTTTACCGCGACCTTCGCAAAAACAAGAGCCAGCGCGGACGCCGTAGAACTGATCCGCTCAGGCGCTTATGACGCGGTGAGTGTAGGTGCAGAGGTTCAGGAGTCGTATTACGACAAAGAACTGAAAGCCACCGTTGTCACCCGCGCTTCGCTAGTCGAATTGTCTTTGGTCGCCGTGCCAGCGTTCTCGGGCGCAGAAATACGCGACCTAGTGGCTCAGGCCGACGAACCCGAAGAAGAAATCCCAACAGAAACAACCCCAACAACACCATCCGAGGAGGATGAAACCATGTCAGAACCCACAAGCGTTGAAGCCGCAATCGCGACTCAACCGATCTATGCAACCGCCAAGCGCGAATTCAAATTGCCGTCCGTAAGCGAATACATCTCAGCATTCGTACGCGGTGGCAGTGATTTCCTACAACTCAACGAAAACATTCGCGCCGCCGCGCCGAACGTGACGACACCTGATCTGCCCGGTGTGATCCCGACCCCCATCATTCAAAATGTGGTGAACACGTTTGTTGGCTCGCGTCCTCTCGTGGATGCAACCACATTGCGCCCCATGCCGCAGGGAGGCTCGGTTTTCATTCGTCCCGTAGTGAGCGTCCATAACTCAGTGGGCACTGCCACACAGAACACGACCATTACCGCGTCACAATTTGAAATTAATGACGTGCAGATCACTAAGACAATTCAGGGTGGCTATGTTGAAATCAGCGAAGCCGCAATTGACTGGTCACAGCCTGAAGCACTCGGACCGTTGCTTGACGACATGATGCGCGTCTACATGGACCGCACCGACTTGCTTGCTTGTTCGGAATTGCAGACTGGCGTCACCAACAGCAACAACTTTGCAAACGCATCAATTGCTGACCCGGCTTACTGGGTTGAGTGGATGTACACCGCCGCCGCAGACATCTTGACTGGCTCGAATGGCAACTTGCCGTCCGTCCTCGCTGTGTCACCAAACGTCTGGAAGTTGATGGGCAGTTTGTCGGATACCGCAGACCGTCCGTTGTTCCCACAGGTTGGACCAATGAACGCATACGGTTCACTCAATGTCGCTTCGACACAGGGCGCGTTTGCTTTCGGTTTGCGCGTTGTCGTTGACCGCAACTTGACCTCCGCTGGCATGACGATTCTTGATCCTCGTGCGCTTGAATCGTTTGAATTGAATAAGGGCCTCATTTCCGTGGAACAACCCTCACAACTCAGCAGGCAGATCGCAGTGCGCGGGTACTGGGCAAGTAAAGTTGTTTCCCCAGAACTTTCCATTAAGGCCGCTTTCGTCTGATAGACGGAACTGAGTAGAGAGACTGCACCATGGCCACATTCAGCGTGACGCACCACCAGCGTCTAGACGATGTTGCTGTGGTGCAGACCCTCGAATCAACCGACATCACAATCGGTCAGACAATCACACTGACAGGACTAGGTCACGGCCTCAACGGCACGCACATTGTTATTGCTGTACCGGTCAACTTGTTTGCTGGCGTTAATGAAGCAGGCGACCTGCTTTACAACGAAAACGAAATCATTGTTAACCAGTTGATGTTTCAGGATGTTGGCGACGATCTAGAACGATCTGCTGCCGATCCGTTTGGAACTTTGACATGGACCTTGACGTGCACATGGACAACAGTAAACGCAGTGACAGAGTTTCTTGGGATTGCGTCGGCCACGGCAAATGACACCGCGTTCCTCACTACTTGTGTCGCAGCTGCGAACGCTTGGTGTTTCAGGCGTCGCGTGCAGGCTGGTTACCACGACAGTCTTACGACCGTCCCTGACAGTTCAGTGCTGTTAGGAACCACGCTTTACGCCGCAGGCCTCTACCGTGAACGCGGGACCACTGGCGACTCATACGCGTCGTTTGGTGACATGACAGGTCCACCGCTGATGACCTTAGGTCGAGTCAACCAGTTGCTCGGCATTAAACGATCGCAGTGTGCATGAAATGGCAGGCATCTTCACGGACGCGATTGACGCTGTCTCAGCAACGATCACGGCTCTCGGGCTTAAGCCTGTCACTGATCCTCGGAACGCTCGACCTCTTACTGTATTCATTGAGCTTCCTGTTTTCACTGCGTTCAATAACCAAACAGCGGACGTCACGATTGATCTCCGAGTGTTGGGCGCGCCACCCGGCAACAGCGACACTACGGACTACATACTCGGAGTCGTTGACACGCTCATGAACTCTTCTCTCGCAGTTGTATCTGGACGGCCTACGCTCGCGCAGATCGGCTCGCAAGATCTACCCGCTTACGACCTCACAATTAGAATCGGCTCAAGCCGCAGATAAAAGGACAAACAATGCCCACAACTTACCTATCAAACCCAACCGTCAATGTCACCAGCCCGTCAGCAATCGCGCTCACCAGCAACTGTTCTGCAGCGGTATTGACTTTGACCGCCGAGGCTTTGGAAAATACGAGCTTCGGTCAGACTTCCCGCACGTTCACGGCTGGGTTGTTCAATAATGAATTGACCTTGACCTTGTTTCAGGGTTACGGAACGACTGAAGTTGAAACCTATTTGAACTCTTTGTTTGGTGTCGCTTCAACGATCGTTGTCAGCCCGTCTGGAACAACTGAGTCCGCTTCGAATCCTGAATACACCCTTACTGGTTGCTACCTTGAGACCGTCACGCCGATTAACGCAACCGTCGGCGAACTGTCAGTCGTTGAGGCCGTGTTCAAGGGTGGCACCTACGCACGCGACATTACGACACCGTAATCCGTAAACTGATCCAATCCCGACTAGGAGAACTATGAAATTAACACTTAGCGTCCGACTTACCGATGGTGAGACTTACCGAGTAATCACGAACCTGTTTGTGATTATTTCGTGGGAGCGTAAGTTCAAGCGACGAGCATCAGATCTGAGCAATGGGATCGGGATGGAAGACCTAGCGTTTATGGCTTACGAAGCCAGCAAACAACAAGGTCACCCGGTTCCAGTCTCATTTGATGAGTTCGTCAAAAAGTTAGAAGATCTAGAAGTTGTGGAGACTGAATCCGCAGTCCCTACGCAGGAGGCCACCGACGTCAGCTAGCAGCTCTGCTAGTTGAGACAGGATTCTGGCCTCCACAAATAACATTCGAGACAGACGATTTGGCAACTTGTGTGCAGATCATCAACGAGCAGAGAAAGAAAACCTAATGGCTGCAGATGTGAGACTTGATACTTACGGTCTGCAAGACGCATTGAAGAAAATGCAGAAAATCAACCCTGCTATTCGTCGCACTCTGCTCAAGGATACGAAAGTCGCGGCTCAGCCTTTAGTAGATTTGATCAACAGTCGAATCCCAACGACACCACCGTTAAGCGGTATGAATCACAACGGTCGCACCGGGTGGAAGAACGTCAAGAAAGTGCAGATCTCGTTAAACACTCGCAAGCCTCGCAAGGGTTCGGCGACTGCTGGCGCTGAACAGATCGCAGTGGTTCGTGTGGTCACTAAGGGTGCCCCTGTGGCGATCACGGACATGGCTGGCCGTGCTGGTGGCACTAAGTCGCGCCGAGAGTCAAAATATCGCCGACCTAATTTTGCGTCAGCTCTTCAGGGCGAACCGTCGCGCTATATGTGGAAAGACATAGATCAGATGGTCGCCGAAACTGAGCGGGCTTTGAAGCCGATCATTGACCAGTTCATGGTTGATGCACAAAGAGAGTTCAACTGATGGCTATTAACCTCCCAATCATTTCTGAGTGGAATCCTAAAGGCATTGATAAAGCCATTGCCGACTTTAAGAAACTTGAAACCAACGGGCAAAAAGCAGCGTTTGCAATCAAGAAAGCGGCAGTTCCTGCAGGGCTTGCTATTGCGGCTCTTGGTGCTGTCGCTTTTGATGCTGTCAAAGCGTTTGCCGAAGATGAAGCCGCAGCCGAAAAACTTGGTTTAACACTTCAGAACGTCACCTACGCAACAGATGACCAGATCGCCTCAGTTGAAAAGTTCATTACCAAGACTTCTAAAGCCGCCGCTGTTGCCGACGATGAACTTCGCCCGGCACTCGACAAACTGGTTCGTGGCACTGGCAATGTTGCAAAAGCCCAAAATCTGCTCACTCTTGCGCTGGACATTTCTGCGGGCACTGGCAAGGATCTTGGCGCTGTTTCTGACGCGCTGTCAAAGGCTTACAACGGCAACTTTACAGCACTCAAAAAACTTGACCCAGCACTCGCCTCGTTGATTGAGGAGGGCGCTGACGCTGACGATGTGTTTGGTCGTTTGGCTGGCACGTTTAATAATCAAGCCTCAACTGCTGCAAACACGACCTCAGGTCAGATGAAGAACTTGTCTATTCAGATGGGCGAGTTTAAAGAGTCCATCGGCGCAGCTGTTGCACCGCTGATTCAGAAAATGCTTCCAGCACTTTTACAGTTTTCAACATTTGCTCAAGAAAACACAAAACTTATTGTCATTCTTGGAGCCGTAATCGGCACGTTTGCGCTAGCAATCATTGGTATTAACGCAGGTCTTGCGATTTACAATACGATCCAAGCCGTGACCCTTGCCCTGAACACTGCACTGACGGCATCGTTCTCGGCGCTATGGGTCGCCACAGGTGCAGTCGTAATCCTTGCAATTATCGCGGCACTGGTCGCGTTACAAGTCAAGTTTGACATCTTCGGGAAAGCGATAGATGGACTCAAGGCTGGCTTCATGGCTTGGTGGGGCGTCGTCCAGTTCGTGTTCGGTGCAGTCAAAACAGGGTTTGCTGAATTGGCAGATCTTGGCAAGGCGATTTTTGATGGCATCGGCGGAGCGTTCAAGGGTGTTATTAACGCTGTCATTTCGGCAATGGAAAAGGGCTTGAACTTTGCAATCAAAGGCTTAAACACGATCCTTGACGGAATTGACAAAGCAGCCGGGCCGTGGGTCAATTTTGGAACTATTCCAGAAGTAAGTTTGCCTCGACTCGCTGAAGGTGGCATCGTGACAGGCCCAACGATTGCCATGATCGGTGAAGGCCGTGAACCCGAAGCGATCATCCCGTTGTCAAAGATGGGCAGTATGGGCTTCGGTGGCGGTGGCAACATCACAATCAATGTCACCAGCGCAGATCCAAACGAAGTCGTACGCGCACTACAGGCCTACAACCGCAACGTCGGGAGACTCCCTGTGAGTGTTCAATGAGCGCAGAAGCATGGGTATTCAGACGCGGAGCTCTCGGCACAGACTTCACCACCTCGGTGATCTCGTTCAGTGGCGACGCAGGACGACAGAACTATTTGGACAACTACAGCGGTGGCACATTCCAGATCACCATTAAGAACCAAGCAAACGAAGCCGCGAACTTTACTCGAGGCCTTGAAGTCCGAATCGTGTTCTCGTCAGGTTTGGACATTGCATGGGGAACAGTCATCGGTGTTACATACACGGATTACCCTGGCAATGTTGGAATGTCAACTGCGACAATCACCTGCCAAGACGAACTGACCAGAGCAGGTAAGTTCACACTGCAAGACTTTGCTGGTTACAGCCAACAATCAACAACCAATCAAGCCGAAAGATCAAACGAAGCGTTCACGGGACTTAAAACACCTGAAGTGTCCAGAGTTGGCACAGGCGATTCTACAGCTCAAGCAGTGACCCTGTACAACGGCACAATCTTAAACCGTCTCAACCTTCTGAACAACACAGAACGAGGCGCACTGTTGGCACAGTCAGGCGGAATCTTGTTCTTGGCTCGTAGTCGAATGTTGGACTACAACACTGTCAACCTTCACCGAACAACATCGTCAACCACTTCAATCGCCTACACAGAACTAAGACGCGCAAACGCATTAGACAACTTTAGAAATCAAGTGACCGTCAATTACTCGGACGCATCTGGAAACGCTTTAGCACCCGTATTTGGAAACAACACAGCAAGTCAAACAGCCAACGGCATTGCAGGATTCTCGTTTGAATCAGCAGATTTTAGTAGCACCCAAGCATCAGGCCTTGCGTCATGGATCAGCTACACACAAGGCGACCCGACAACATTGAGATTTGAGGTTGACTTTGACGACGCAACCGCAAACAACACAGCCATTAGTGACTTTATACAAAACATTCGTTCTTTCTACGAGTTCGCTTCCGTTTTAACTTGGCGAGTCCCCGGAGCTGGAAGCGACACAGCAACAAATGTCATATTTGAAGGTTTTAGTTTTAGTGGTGTGCCGGGCAAAACCAGTTACACCTTCTATTTTTCGCCAGCGTCTTTTTATGATTTGTTTATCTTGGACAGCACTACATCAGGTATTTTGGATACCAGCCGTCTAGGTTGGTAAAGGAGAAACATTATGGCTACACAGTGGACAGCAGGTACGACTAGCGGGCAGGTGTTGACTGCGGCGACGCTTAACACCATTGGGGCCGCATGGGAGGCTTACACGCCGACCCTTGTTCAAGGCGTAACAGTAACCAAAACGATCGCTTATGCAAAGTTTTGCCGACTACAAAAATTGTGCATTGTTAACTTGGACTTAAATGTTACAAGTGCGGGCACAGCTGCTGCTGCAATTTCTATTGGTTTGCCATTGACAGCAGTTGCAGGGACACAACAAATCGGTTCGGGTTTTGTTTATGACCAAAACATTAACGCTCTGTATTCTGGTCCGGCCAGCCTTGCTACTACAACAACAATCAACATGTTGTATCAGACAGGTTCGCCGATTGGACAGTCACCGTCTATGGCGTTGGCTTCAGGTGATGTAATTCGACTAATGGTTGCTTACGAGGTGGCATGATGAAAACAGTTACTTGCACAAACGAAACCTGCCCAGAAAACGGTGTTCAGGAACATATGTGTGGCGATCCCGATTATGTGATGTGTGGTGTATGCCACGAACCGTGTGCATTATCGGAGTTGTACGACGACCCTGAATCATGCAACTGGACACTTGGAAGCAACCCTGAAACATGAAAACGCTTGCCGTGATCGCAGCTCTTGCCATCGTGCTCATGTTCGTCGTCACCAGTTGCACCGATCGCACTCGACACACCTGCGAAACCGATCCGTCAGGCCGTAGATGCGACACCTCAATTGGAGCAACCACACCATGAGAAAACTCAGTAACTCCGAGATTAAAGCCCGACTCATATTCGTCGTAGGCGTGACCTTGTCGTTCGTGTTTGGAATCTCAATGCTAGGAATCTTGTACGGCGTGCTATTCGTCGTACAACCGCTTGAACCATCACCCACCGACAGTTCTTTTATTGACGGTATTTTGGCGCCAGCATTTATGGCACTTTTAGGGTTACTTGGTGGGGTATTGGCAAGTAACGGACTCAAGGACAAGGGAGAAAAACAAGATGACTAACTACCCGGTACTACCCATCATCATGCCGTCAGACCTAGAAGGTCAAAAGAACGGCGAAATCAAACCAGCCTTACTACGCGACATTAAAGCCCCAAACGGCAAACTACACAGCCTCGCGGCCACCGCATGGAACGCGTTACAGCTCGCCGCGTACTTTGACGGAATAGAACTCAAGCACGTCGGCGCATACCGCCCACTAACCCAACAGGTGGCCCTGTTCAATGAACGGTACGAAGCCAAACCCAACTTTCGTAAACCCCAAGTGACCCGCAAATACAACGGTCAAGTTTGGTTTCTGAAACAAGGTTTCGCCCCAGCAGGAACACCCGGTACAAGTAATCACGGCTGGGGACTTGCGATAGACGTCGCGTCCGCTTCAGGCAAACGAATTGAATGGTTACTAGGCGACGGATTATCCACCAGCAACGCCTTAAAGTTTGGGTTTTCATGGGAAGTCAAAAACGGTGCTAACGCTGAAGCGTGGCATATCCGCTACGTTTGCGGAGACAACCTCCCACAAGCCGTCCTAGATGCCATAGCGGCTTTTCCTACACTCGACGCGCGGTGACTTGACATTCGGTCTGGGAGTCGGTCTAATGACTGACAACCAAGTGCGTCTGCCAATAGGCAGGCCCCGACCGCAGGAGGAAGCAATGCAACCATCCCTTTTTGACGTTCTCGCTGTTCCAGCCGAGATGCTCAAATACGAAGCCTTTAAAGAGGCAAACCCGTGGGTCATGCCGACCCTCACCAAAATGTGCTACCAGTTGATGCACCGCGGATACACGCATTACGGCATCGCAGCTCTTATTGAAGTTTTGCGCTACGAACACGCAATCACTAACGACCCCAGTAGCGAGTTCAAGTTCAACAACAATTACCGCGCTTTTATGGCCCGAGAAATCATGCAGAAACCAATGCTGGAGGGATTCTTCAGCACCCGCAAATCAGTTGCGGACTTATCAGAGGACTATTAATGAACCTTAAACGACTAGCACTTTTAGCATTTGGCACTTATGGACTGTGCGCACTCTGGGCGATCACTGGCGTACAAGAGACCACAGTGACCCTTGAGGCTCCGTCTGTGCCCTCCACAGTCACGCTTGGGATGTTGACACCCCAACAACTTGAGGATCGCGCAGAGGAACTGACAGCAACAACAACTTCTACGACGACCAGCACCACCTCCAGCACCACCAGCACCGTGCCGTTCACTCGACTTGCCAACTTTCACCCAAATACCAAATGCCAAGAATGGTTCCAGACTGCGATCACGGTCGGGTGGCCCAACAACACTGAAACACTAGAGAAACTGGGTCGCCTGCTGTGGAAGGAAACGCGCTGTCTTAACATCACGCCGCTGTCCAGTGACCCTGAGTTAGTGAAATGGTTTAACGGCCATGACCACGGTGTCGCGCAGATTAACCAAATCCACACCAAGTACGTTGAGCAATTGTTCAATATGCCGTTTGCTGAAGCCATGTCCGACCCGACCCTAAACCTGCGTTTCGCCTACCTGCTGTATTCCGACCTAGAAGAAACAGGCAGATGCGGATGGAAACCTTGGAAACTGTGCTAAGTCACTGGAGAGATTATGCAGCTTGTCGAGGTATGCCCATTGACTTGTTCATTCACAGGCACGGCGAAAAACAGATTGTCAAAAGGATTAAGGAGGCAAAAGCGGTTTGTGCAGGTTGCCCGGTACGACCTGAATGTCTTAACGAGGCGTTGCAGTATTTAGCCGATCAAGAAGAATGTGCAGGTATTTGGGGCGGTTTAACATTGAACGAACGCAAAGAGTTGATCTTTGCCACACCGCTGGTTTATCGTGACGGCAAATACCGACAAATTAAGGAGCCCCGACCATGAACCAACAGTTAGCGGACATGACTGCCGCGATTGCTAAAGCCGACATCGCGATGAAAGCAGCCGCATGGCAGTTAGACGCTCAAAAGACAGATATTGCGATGTTGCGTAAGGCGCTGTTTGAGTTGGCTTATGTCGCTGAAGAGAACGGCATCTATCTATCCAATCTGACTAAGTCAACGCAGGACGCAATCGTGGCTATGCGTCTGGGCGGTTTCAAGTGAACTGCAACATTTGCGCGTCAGGTTTTAATTCAGCTGATATTCGGATGCGTACAGAGTTGCGCGGCATTTGTCTTAAATGCGCCGAAGAGTTTGGTTTTAAAGGAATGACTGTTGAAGAAACTGCACGTTGTGTTGCCATGATTCGAGTGGTCAAAAATCTGAAAACCCAAACGCCTGCACAGGCCCGACACTTAAAGGACATGGAATCATGAGTTTCAACCCAGCCGATTACGCAGAAGTAGCAGAACGCCTGCCCGCCTTTTGGAAAGACTGCGCACGCGGTCGCATCATCACCGAGATAATCGTGGACGACGGCACACGCATCGTCATGAAAGCGGAACTATATGCAGACATTGCTGACACAGTTCCGACTACTACCGGGTACGCCGAGGAGATCCGTGGGTCGTCAATGGTCAACAAAACCAGTGCCCTAGAGAACTGTGAAACCAGTGCTATCGGACGCGCCCTAGCCAACTATCAGTATCAAGGCTCAAAGAAACGTGCCTCACTGGAGGAAATGGTCAAGGTGTACCGCCAAGGCGAACAACCACAAACCACAATTAACGCACCACAAGCTGCACAACCACGCACCCAAACCATCGGATCATCGGGTGAACCGCCGACAGCAAAACAGATGGCGATGCTTCGAGCCAAAAACTATGAAGGTCAAGCACCATCAACGAAGCGTGAAGCGTCCGAAATAATAGACAGGTTGATGAACGGTGGATGACCCATCCGAAGCAGAGTTCCAAAAGGCTGTAATCACCCTGGCTAAATTGCATCGCTGGAAAGTTATGCACACCCAACCCGCACAAGTACGCGCAGGACGGTGGATCACACCCAACACAGGCGACCAAGGATTCCCCGATCTCGTCATGGTTCACCCGGCACGAGGCACAATCTTTGTCGAATTGAAAGCCACCAAAGGCGTAGTCAGTAACACCCAATGGGAATGGATCAACGCATTAGAGGACGCAGGGCAAGAGGTCCACGTCTGGCGACCCAAAGACCTAGACAAGATCAGCGCAAGGTTAGGAGTATCAAAATAATGGGTGGGCCTGGTTCAGGAAGCAAGGGTGGACCCGGTACAGGGCGTCCTATTGGTTGCAGTCAGCCTTGTGGCACAAAAACAAAATACAATTATCACTTAAGGCGTGGCGAAACTTGTCAAATGTGTAAAGACGCTAATGCGGCGTGGTCTCGTGCAAGAAATGGGTCTAGACCAAGAGTTCCACGTCAGCCTCCCTCGGTTCGTAAAGCGGATCGCAAAGACTGGTTGATTGATCAAAAGGTTGCTCGAGTTGCGTGCATGGATTGTCTCAAAAAAGTAGAACGCGATAACACTTTCGTATTTGACTTTGACCATCGTGACCCTGAGCAAAAATCATTTGCAATCAGTGAATATCTTCATACGTACACAACTGACAGGTTGCTGCACGAAATGGACAAATGTGACTTGATCTGCGCTAATTGTCATCGCGTAAGGACTAACGCGCAACAAAAAAGGGGAGTGTTAACCGGTTACAAACAGAATCGTTACAAACAGAACCGACCTGAACAGTTGACCCTGCTTGACCTTACTGGTTAAGCGCGTCTAGCGTCCCAAGACAACTGACACCATCAGCTCCTAACGAGAGGAGCATCAGCCCTTGCAGGAATCTGACCCCTGCTCTGGGAACACACGGAAACGTGGGTAGACGCTCACGCATTGTGAGCGATCAGCGTTCCCTAACGCAAAGGCGAACGGTTCTCCACCTACTCAGACAGGCTTCCGTGGCTACTTGCCAAAATAGTGGGGGCACAACACCACACGCGTAACCCATGACAAACGAGACCAACCGAAGCGGCGCCCTTCCGCTTTGGGCGGTAGTTCCCTTGACCTTGACCTATGCTCTACACATGACAGCCAACCCTGTATACAACACTAAACAATGGAAACAACTCAGGGCCCAAGTCCTACAAGAAGAACCCATCTGCCACTGGTGCCACAAGAAACCCAGTTGTCAAGCCGATCACGTTGTCGAGTTAGACCGAGGAGGCGACCCTTACGACAGAATGAACGTAGTGGGGTCTTGCGCCAGTTGCAACGCTCGGCGCGGTGCCATCCATGTCAACAAGAAAACAGCGCAACGCATACAAAATCGCAAAAAAACTTCTTTTTTGGACGATCAGACCAT